CTACGACCCGGTCGAGATAAAATCATTCAAGCGGTCAGCAGCCGCAGAAAGCTGGGCTTGCCGCAGGTGGGTATACACCTCATGGGTGGTGGTGATGGATGCGTGACCAAGAATTCTCTGCGCTTCCATTTCGCCAACGCCCGCAGCATACAGGGTGGAAGCCATACCGTGGCGGAACTGATGCGCAGACACATCCGCATCCCACGCCCCAGAGCCGTCCGAATGATAATAGCCCAGGGAGCGCCAATATGCGGCCCATCTGCGGCGATACTCAGACGAGGTAAAGGGCGTGGCCCGCCCAGAGGTAACATAGCCCGTGGGCGCTCCCTGATGCTCTAGCAGCAAGGGGCGCAGCACAGCGAGAATAGGCACATCACGAATGGCATTCTTGGTTTTGGGGGTGGTAATAACTGGGTTGCAGTTGCGCCACCATACAGATTTTGTGATATGGATAACCCCTGCATCAAAGTCCACGTCCTGCCATTGCAGCGCCATGCACTCACCCAAACGAATACCCGTATACATGAGAAGCCAGGCCACAAAACCAAAGCCCTCCGGGTGTGCTCTTACTGCGGCAAGCTGCGCGTCAGTGGGTGGCATGCGCACTTTCGTGGAGAGGTTACGCGGCACATCAACATAAGGGCAAGGATTAAAGTCGCCGCCAAAGTAGACAATCCAATGCCGGAACACGCTGGCAAGGATATCCTGATGGTTGCGCACGGTGCCCTTTGCATAGCCCTGATCCCCCAAGCGCTGATACCAGGCGGCAATGCGCGTCGGCGTTATTTCTTTCATTCGGTAGTCTGCCCATTCCTCCCGCGTGCGGGCGCAGGCTGCGAAGGAGCAGTACAGCGTGGAGGGTTTAATCTGCGTGCGGCGGAGTTTCATCCAGTCATCGTAGACGACCGAGAATTTCTCACCCTGGGCTTTCGTTTCAGCCAGGGCGGCTTTGTAGTCGTCAATTTTTTGTTCAACCTCGGCCAAAGTATGCCCGTAAAAATGCACGACCTTGCCGTCAATGGTTCGCTTGCGTTCCAACAGGCCATCGGCCCGGCGTTTGCGTTGGCCCATGCCGCCACCTCCCGTCATACAATAACTCGGACTTTTAAGCACATCTTTCCTGATTTGTGCAAATTGCTAATTGAATTACAACCATAGGTTTTGTATAGTTGTATCAAAACAACCGATTCACACCAAAAAGGGAGCGGATATCATGCAAAAACTCACCGACCAAGAAATAGTGGAATTGCTACACAAGCTACCAAATAAAGCAGAATACCTCAAGTATTTGCAAGACCTCGAAGCATCGCAATCGCCGCAGAATATTTCTCCGGCGGGAGATGATGAATAATATCCAAGATTTCCGCGTCCGCTTTATCCAGCCCACCGGCCACAGTGCCGGTGGGCTTTTCTTTTTCGTCCGTCTCTCCTAACAGGTAGGCAGGAGTGGTGGACAGGGCCTCCGCCCAGACCGCAACGGTCTCGGCAGGCGGCTGGGTGCCTTTTCGAGCGAGGTCAGCGAGGTAATAGCGCTGGCGGCCCACCAATTCGGCCAGATGCGCCTGCGAGACCCCCCGCGCTTTTGCCCTTTCAAGCAATCGGTCAATTCGTAGCACTTTAAGACCTCCTATTTGTGCAAAACGTAGAAAACCAACAAATGATGGAAAAAGACTTGCAATTCCATCAAATGTCGGATAGAATAGAAGGCGTTCCAAGCCCAAACAAGACGAAATAAGGCACAAGGAACAAGAACAGGGCACAACGCAGCGTTACAAAGCGTTTTAAGACCTATTCAGACCTAGACAATCTGAATATAACATACTTTCAGCCGCTTTGCAAGTCCGCGTTGCCCTTAATAAGGAAGGAGGGCGTGAATGGAACTGATCGAAAGCCGGGTCTACACCCGTGAGCAAGCGGCGGACGTTTTGCAGGTAAGCATTGCAAGCATCGACCGCTACATCCGAGAGGGCCGGCTGCCCGCCGCCAACCTTGGCGACGGACGAACCATCCGAATCACAGGCAAAGACATTGCAGCTTTCATCGAAAGCTGCAAGCAGTAAAAGGAGGACACCGAAATGCGAGAGCCCGAGGGTTACAGAGATGCGCTGGAGCGCGTCCGCCGGGAGGCAAAAGGCGAGCTAGTAACCATCACCGAAGCAGCAGCCATTACCGGGCTGCCCGTCAAGCGGGTCAGCTGCGTCATCAGCGGCTGGATCGGTGAACACAGGGGCCGCGTCATTCCGGCAACAACGCTGGCCCGACAGTTGGTCAGCACAGAGCGGAGGTACTAACGATGGCACACATTCTCAAGCTGGCGGGCACCGCAACCCTGGTTTACGGGATTGCATCGCTCGGATCCCTGAACATTCCCGGCGTGATTGCCGCCGCGTTGGCCCTGAACGTCATCTGCGGTGCGCTGCTCAAAACAACGGAGGTCAAAAATGGAAAAGTTCATTCTGAAAAATAAGAACGGTCGTCCGGTATTCATCCAGCAGAAAGGCAACCTGACGAAGCCGACAGTCCGGCTCACCCCCACGACATTCCAGTGGATCAAGATGCTTTCGAGCATGGCCGACACCGACATGGGCGACATTGTCGAACAGTGCGTCGCCTACGCCATCAGCAACATGGCCGCGCTTGACGAGAACGAGGAGGTACAGTAATGGAAATTTGCATCAGCATCAGCGCAAGCACCCCGGCAGAGTACCGGGATGCCCTGAACGCCCTGAACGCGGGCATTCAGGCTCCGGCAGTTCCCGTCAAGCCCTCCCCTGCCCCGCAGGCAGCCCCCGTACAGGCACATGTGCCCACGGACGGAGAGATTCCCTTCACCAAACCGCAGGCCCCACAGCAGCCCGCTGCGGCCCCCAAGGAAGAAACCGCCGCTAAGCCGGTAACCCTGGAAGATTTGCAGACCACGGGCCGCAAGCTCGCACTGGCGGGCAAGCAGGATAAGCTCGGAGAGATTCTGGGCAAGTACAGCGTCCGCAAGCTTTCTGACATCCCCAGCGAACACTGGGCTGAAGCGCTGAACGAAATGGAAGTAAACCTCAATGGTTAAGACTGGAGATCGCGTCCGCGTAGCGGACAACAAAAACACCCGGATGATGCACGAAGTGATGCCTGAGTATTACCCGGAGCCGGGCAGCCTTGGCACGGTAGATAGGCTGACCCCCACCAACAACAGATACTGGGTCAAGTGGGACAACCTCCAGAATGACCACCCCTGGGCTTTCCCCGGGCGCTGGCTCGAATTGGTGGAAGCGGAGCTCCCCAACATCACCGCAACCGTAAAGATCACCCGCAACAAGGAACGCACGCGAGTGGAAGTCGATGGCGAATGCGGGGAGGTTTTGAAAGCACTCGCTTTTGCCACTGCAAGCGCTATCCGCAACAGTACACCTATTAATGATGGCCGCAACTTCTTACTGGGCTACTTTAAAGCAGCACTGGTGGATGAGTTCGCAGACACGCAGGAGGCAGACGATGGCACCAAGTAAACACGCACTCCTCAGCCCTAGCGCAGGGGCGCGATGGGTAGCCTGCCCGCCCAGCGCCAGACTCACCGAGCGCATGCCCAGCGAGACCAGCCCCTACGCGGAGGAGGGCACAACGGCGCATTACCTCTGCGAGCAGGTGGTCAGGCGCAGCCAACCGGAGTGGGTAGGCTTACCCGCAGCACCGGCGCAGGACCTGTGGGAGAACGACAGCTACACCCCTGAGATGAAGGCCGCTGCCAAACTGTATGCCGAGTTTATCCATGGCATCTTTGACGGATTCCCGCACACCCCGACCATTTGCGTAGAGCAGCGGGTCAGCATGACGCGGTGGGCGCCGGAATGCTTCGGAACCTGCGACTGCCTGCTGATCGGCGATGGCATCCTGCATGTCATCGACTTCAAGTACGGCGCAGGGGTTCCTGTCAGCCCGGTGGACAATATCCAGATGATGCTGTACGCGCTGGGCGCATGGGAGTTGTTCAACACCACGGACGACATCAAGACGGTGCGCATGAGCATCGTCCAGCCCCGCATCCAGAGCGAGCCGGAGACCTGGGAGACCAGCGCGGAAAGCTTGCTCGACTGGGCCGAGAACACCCTGCGACCAGCGGCTAAGCTGGCGTGGGAGGGCAAAGGCGAGCTGAACCCCGGCGAAAAGCAATGCCGGTGGTGCCGGGCGAAGGCACAATGCCGGGCATGGAAGGACAAGTACGGCCCGCTGGCCGACTTCATGACCCAGACTCCCGAGGCCAGAGACCCTCGCCTGCTGACTGACGAGGAGGTCGGAACGTGGCTGATCGCGGCACAGGGTATTGCGGAGTATGTAAAATGTCTGGAGGAGTATGCCCAAAAGCAGCTGCAGCAGGGACACTCAGTCCCCGGCTGGAAGCTGGTCGAGGGACGCAGCACCCGCCGGTTCACCGACCAGGATGCCGCCTTTAAGGCCATTGAAGCCGATGGCATCAGCGAGGCCATGCTGTACGAGCGCAGCCCCATCAGCCTGACGGCAGCCGAGAAGCTGCTGGGCAAGAAACGCTTTGCAGAGGTCTGTGGCAACTGGGTGGAGAGGCCCAAAGGCAAGCCCACACTGGCCCCGGAGAGCGATAATCGGCCCGCCTATGATGCCGCTGAAGGATTCACCCCCGCCAACGAATGAAAAGAAAGAAAGGACAAAACACCATGAACTCAAACGAAATTATTCTCCCCTGCCGCCTGAGCTACGCCAACATTTGGGAAGCCCGCCAGAGCATGGAGGGCGACAAGATGCAGTACAGTTGCTGCCTGCTGATTTCCAAGACGGACACTGCCACCATCCAGCGCCTCCAGAAGCTGATGACCAAGATCGAGAGCGAGGCAATCACAACCAAGTGGGGTGGCAAGAAGCCCGCCAGCTACGCGCACCCCCTGCTCCGCGATGGCGACACTGATCCGACCAAGGGCGGCGATTCCAACTACGCTGGCTGCTACTTCCTCAACGCCAAGGCCAATGCCGACCACCCGCCTAAGATCATCGATGCCCGCTGCAACCCGGTCATGGACCGCGACGAAGTGTACAGCGGCTGCTACGCCAACGTCAAGGTGAGCATTTATGCCTACAACAACCCTAAAGGCGGCAAGGGCATCTCGGCGGGTCTGGTAGCTATCCAGAAAACCAAGGATGGCTCGCGCCTGGGCGGCGACACTGGCACGGACGGTTTCGAGCCGCTCCCCCCGGAGGTTGAGGACATGCTGGGCTAATACCCGGCACGGAGGTACATCTTCATGATTCTTACGGTGGACTTGGAAACTTACAGTCCCCAGGACATCGGCAAGGTAGGCGCATACCGCTACGCGCAGGACCCGGACTTTGAGATTCTGCTGGCGAGCGCAGCCGTGGACGAAGAACCTGTATGGCTAGCCGACCTCACGCAGCTGGACTGCCTCGCAGACGCAATATCCTGGTCACGAATGCAGAAAATGCTCCTTGACCCGCGATACACCAAGCGGGCCTGGAATGCAGCATTCGAGTGGTGGTGTCTTAGCGAGTATTTCCACCTGAGCCAGACGCAGCGTGAAGATTGGCTGGAACAGTGGGAAGACAGCATGGTTCACGCCATGTACTGCGGCCTGCCTGCCAGCCTGAAAAACGCAGGCAAGGCGCTCGAGTTGCCGGAGGACAAGGCCAAGATGCGAGAGGGCGCAGCGCTTATCCGCTACTTCTGCTGCCCCTGCAAGCCGACCAAGGCCAACGGTGGCCGCATCCGCAACCTACCGAAGCACGACATCGCCAAGTGGGGTATCTTCCGACAGTACAACCTCCGAGACGTTGAGACTGAAAGGCACATCGACAACCTGCTGGAGCCCTTCACCGTGCCGGACTTTATCTGGCAGCAGTGGCGGGACGATGTGCGGATGAACAGCCGCGGCATTTCCACCGACCGTGAGCTGACCAGCGGCGCGCTTTGGTGTGGTGCCCAGTACAGCTCAGAGCTGTACCAGGAGGCCAAACAGATCACCAATCTGGGCAATCCCAACAGCCCCGCGCAGCTCCTGGGCTGGCTGGAAGGCAACGGCGCAAAGCTGCCAGACCTGCAAAAAGCTACAGTGGCCGAAGCCCTGAAAGCCCCCCAGCCCGCGAACGTGCGCCGGGTTTTGGAGCTTCGACAAGCCCTGGGGAAATCCTCCCTCAAGAAATATGATGCAATCCAGACGGCCACAGGCCCCGATGGACGCATCCGAGGGACGCTGCAGTTCTACGGCGCAACGCGCACCGGACGCTGGGCAGGCAGGCTGCTGCAGGTGCAGAACCTGCCGCGGACCTACCTCAAGCACCAGGACGAAGTGCGCGAACTCATCAAGGCCAAGAACCTGGCCGCCCTGGAGATGATCTACGGCGACGTCAGCGACGTACTGAGCCAGATGATCCGCACCGCGCTGATTCCAGAGCCGGGCGCGGTGTTCATTGACGCGGACTTCTCCGCCATCGAGGCCCGGCTCATTGCCTGGGAGGCCAGGGAAGAATGGGTGCTGGATGTGTTCAGAACCACGGGCAAAATTTACGAAACCACAGCAGCAAAAATGTTCGGCATTCCGGTGGAAACCATCCGCAAAGGGAACCCCAACTACAGCTACCGGCAACGCGGCAAGGTAGCCACCCTGGCCCTGGGATACCAGGGCGGGGTAGGCGCCATGCGCAGGATGGACACCAGCGGCGCGCTGAAGGACCTGCCCGATGAGGAAATCCAGGACATGGTCACTCGCTGGCGGCAGCAGAACCCCAAGATAGTGAATCTCTGGCACAGTATGGAAGACGCGGCACGGCTAGCAATCAAGAATAAACGCGGGTACAAGGTGATTCCCGGTGTGGTTCTCCGCATGGAAGCCAGCACGACCTGCCCCTTCCCCTTCTTGACCATGAGCCTGCCGAGCGGCAGAAAGCTCTACTACGCAGACCCGCGCATCACCGATGACGGACACATCCACTACCGCGAACAGACCAACGCAGGCTGGCAGGACAGCGAGACCTACGGAGGAAAGCTCACCGAGAACCTGACACAGGCCATCGGGCGGGACTGCCTGGAATTCGCCCTAGACAACCTCAAGCAAGCCGGATACCGGGTGGTCTTCCACATCCACGACGAGGTGGTCATCGAGAGGCACACCGACACTCCGGAGGCAGACCTCGAGGATGTACGGCGCATCATGAGCAAGCCCGCGCCCTGGGCAGAGGGGCTCCCACTCAATGCCGAGAGCTGGGTCGGGCAGTTCTTCACTAAGGACTGATATCGGCGCAGGCAATGGTCCGAGCGGATAAGCGCCGTGAAGCACAGGCGTGGAACTGCACTGCGTAGCCGGGCACGGCTGCGGAGTAGAAAAGCAGTACAAGGCATTGGCGCTGTTTTGCTTGGCGGGGGCAAAGTGGGGCAGTGCAAAGCAATGAAATGCCTCGGATAGGAACCGCAAGGTAAAGCAGCGCGAAGGATATGCAGTAAGCCGCATAGCTGCGGCAATGCTTGCACCCGCAACGCGTCGGATTAGAAATGCACAGCAGCGCTTTGGAGAAGAAATGCACAGCAGCGCTTTGGAGAAGAAATGCACAGCAGCGCTTTGGAGAAGAAGCGCTGTGCGACGCCGGGGAGAAGAAACGCGCAGCCCCACGCCGGAGAAGAAATGCACAGCAACGCGCTGGATACGCTGCGCGACGCACCGGGAAAGAGAAGAATGGCAAAGCATCGCATCGGAAAAGAGAAGAATGGCAAAGCAACGCCTTGGAGAAGAAATGCCAAGTAATGCCTTGGAGAAGAAGTGCCAAGTAATGCTTTGGAGAAGAAGTGCAGAGCAACGCATCGCATCGGAAATGCACAGAAAAGAACCGCACCGGAAAAGCTACGCCTGCCCCGGACATGCGCGGGCGAAGCAGAGCAAAGCCACGGCGAAGAAGTGCTGTACAACGCACTGGAACTGAATCGCAACCGATTTTACAAAAAAAGGAGACAAATAAAAATGAAAGTACGTATTAAATTGTTGGAAGAAGCCCTGGGCAGCAGCCCCAGCAATGAGGACCTGATGGGCACTTACATCGCCAGCAAGGCCCCCACGGCGGACCTGACCTCGGAGGAAATCGACAACATCAAGGCCCAGAACGCAGAGGACCGCATCACGGTATTTCCCAAGCAAGCGGATGGCACACCGTTCATCTACGACTATCAGATCAAAGGCATGCTCAAGGATTCCTGCAAGGCGCTGGCGGCAGCTGGCAAGGCTGGGTACCCCGGCGGCAAGGCCTGCGCGGGCCTGAAAGCCTACAAAAAAGCCATCGACGGCCTAATTTTTGTGTACCCCCGCGAGATTCCCTACGACCTTCACGGCCTCAAGATGGGCTACTGCGAGCGCCCGCTCCGGGCCAGCACCCCGCAGGGCGAGCGTGTCAGCATCGCCAAGAGTGAGAGCGTGCCTGCAGGCAGCACCGCAGAGTTTGAGATTGAGTGTCTGGACCCCAAGCTGGAGGACATGATGCGCGAATGTCTGGATTACGGCACCAAACGTGGTCTGGGCCAGTGGCGCAACTCCGGCAAGGGCCGCTACGAGTGGGAGGAACTGTAAGCTGATGAAACTGCCTGAAATCCACCCCTGCATCTGCGGCCAAACAGCCGGTGATTTGCTGAACTGGGTACACCCTGTACATACCAAGGGATACCTGGTCGCCTGCACCCGCTGCGGGCGGGCCGGGCACCTGGGCGCCACCAAGGCGCAGGCCATCGAGCGCTGGAACGCTGCAACTGACCCAGATACTACCGATGCTCCCTGGCCTCATTTTGGAGATTTCCCGTTCCGCTTTGATGCCATGGAGGTGAGCCCGCGATGAAAGCTCACATCCCGGTGAGCCGGAAAACCCGGGACGAACTGGAGGCTATCGGCCAGAAAGCAGTCGAGCGCGAACGGCAGGACATCGCCACGCGGTGCCTGTACATTGTTTTGCTGGCATGCTGGCAGATTGGCCTAGCCCCACGAACCATGCGCCGGATTAAGGGTGCCATCCCGGTGGTCACCGAGAAATTCGCCGCCTATCGCACAGAACAGCTGGCGGATCTCTGGGCCAAGACGCTGCTGGATGGTGCCGGGGTGGACGTCCCAGAAACCACAGAGCCGTTATAGGAGGAACACAACATGCAGTTGAGCGTCGGCACAAGCCGAACCGATAAAATATGGAAGCAGGTGGACTGGACCTGGCCACAGTTCATCGAGGAGGCCCGGAGACACACCTCCGTGGGCACCGAGACCCACGCAGAATACATGGCCATGCCTAAGTCCAAGCAGGACATGCTCAAAGACAACGGCGGCTTTGTGGCCGCGGCCTTGGCTGAGGGCCGCCGTAAACGCGGCTGCTGCACAAGTCGGTGCATGATCACCTTGGACATCGACAACGCGCCAGCAGGGGCCACAGAGGCCCTCTGCGAGACCGTCAAGAGCCTCGGCTGCGATTATCTGATTTATTCCACCCGCAAACACGACTCCAGGCATCCGCGCCTGCGCGTCATTCTCCCCTTCGACCGCCCGGTCAGCGCAGATGAATATCAGCCGCTGGCGAGAGCAGCGGCGCAGGTGATCGACCCGGACATGCAGATGCTGGACCCGACCACCTTCGAGGCCGAACGTTTGATGTATTGGCCCAGCGCCAGCAGCGACAGCCAGACAGTGTTCATCAACCAGGCGCAGGGCAAGGCGCTCTCCACGGACGCCCTGCTGTCCACCTACGCAGACTGGCATGACGCCACGGAATGGCCCCTGTGCCCCGCTGAGAGCGCTCCGAAGCGCCCCGGAGGGGAACAGGCCGACCCCACCCAGAAACAGGGCCTGGTGGGCGCTTTTTGCCGCGTGTACGACGTGCCTGCGGCCATCGCCAAGTTTATCCCCGAGGTATACACGGACGCAGGCGCAGGCCGGTACACCTTCACCCAGGGCAGCACCACCGCAGGCGCGGTGCTTTACGACTCCGGCAACTTCCTCTACAGCCATCACAGCACAGATCCCGCCGGAGGCAAGCTGGTGAACGCATGGGACCTGGTGCGCATCCACCGGTTCGGTTCCATGGACGCAGACGCGCAGCTGGACACCCCGACCCACAGCCTGCCCAGCTACGCCGCCATGGCAGAGCTGGCAATGCGGGACCCCGATGTATACCGCACTCTCTCCGACGAGAACCTCCAACACGCGCTGGAGGGCTTCACCCCGCAGCAGGAAGAAGCCCCGGACGAAGACTGGCACAACCGCCTGGAGGTCAGCGCCAAAGGGCAGCTCCTCGCCAGCAGCCAGAACATGCGGCTCCTGATCCACTTCGACGAGCTCCTGCGAGGCAAGGTCTGGGATGATCTCTTCGCCCAGAGGCGCAAATGCACCGGTCCCCTGCCCTGGGACAAGCGCACCGAGGAGCGGTGGTGGTCGGACACCGATGACGCAGGGCTGCGGTGGTATTTCGAGAGTGTCCACCACATCACTGGCGCCGGTAAGATTGCTGATGCTGTGGCGCTGGAGGCGCAAAACGCGGCACGCGACCCGGTTGTAGAATATCTAAACGGCCTACACTGGGATGGAATCCCCCGCGTGGAGACCCTGTTCTCCGACTACCTGGGCGCAGAGGATAATGAGTACACCCGTGCGGTGGCCCGGAAATGCCTGGCCGCAGCGGTGACTCGAGCGTTCCATCCAGGGGCAAAATACGACCAAGTAGTCATCTTTTCAGGCCCTCAAGGGATCGGAAAGAGCACATTAGTGGCCCATTTGGGGCAAAAATGGTTCTCCGACAGTCTAACTTGCTTCGGGACCAAGGACGCCCGGGAGAGCATCCGAGGGGTGTGGCTGGTGGAGCTCGGCGAGCTGACAGCCTTTGACAAGAGCGAGAATGAGGCGGCGAAGCAGTTCATCAGCCAACGCGAGGATGTATACCGCCCCAGCTATGGCAGGAACACCGTGAACTACCCCAGACGGTGCATCTTCTTTGGTACATCTAACAAGATAGAATTCCTCCGTGACAGCACCGGAAACCGCCGAT